TTAGAAACTGTCAAAGGCCATGAACTTAGCGAAGATGGGAAAGAATGTATAACTCTCTATGAACCAGTCACGTTCGTTGAGCAGTACTTACCAAGCGGGGCCACTGCTTCTTTTACTGCTGCTACTGCTTTGGTCGCTGCCTCTGCTCCATTACTACTTAATGCAATCAAGCCAGTAGTTAAGACGTTATTTAAAAAACTTACTACTAAGAAGAAAAAGGAAGATAAGTGAGCTATATTTAGAATGTTGATCTCTTTGTGCGGTTGGATTAAGGGTCTGTGTACTCTCCAGCAATCATCGATATTCAACACAGAGAACATACCGTGAAAGCCGCAGTTGTGTGGGGCTGATCAGTCACTGTTCTCGACCTATTTAGCCGCTGGAATAGATATTTTGTGTACGTGAGGTAATAGTTCTACAGGTTTAGCTACAACTCTGACATCCTTACATAGATCCTTATAGGGAGAATCATCAGTCAGAACAATACCTTCCTTCAAAAGCTTGCCACATTCCCTGATGCGAGCAATTGCATAATCTAGTTTCTTATTCTCGACTATTTGCTTTGTTAAAGCTAACTGATTATCTACAGCACTTTTACATCTATCTTGTAGAGAATTATCTAGTGGAATACTGAAATTCACGCTGAATCCTAGATTAAAACTGAAGTTATCTTTCTGACCTGTTCTTATATTTTGATGATAAATAATATTACCGTCATCGTCATAGACTGGTGAATCATAGTGATACTCTTTAGGTAAACTATATGTATGTGAATCAGTCACAAATGGCGAGAAAGTTAACATCGGGCCTTGGCAAACAATGTTACCTCCATATTGATTTTGAATAAAACTACCTTGCAAATTCTGCACTGCCATATTCGTTACTGAACCACTGGAATTGGCTACAGGAGCTGCTGTTTGGGAGGTATTTGCTAATACTTTAGGTGATAATATACAGCTAATTATTGTGAGAATACTGAGGTACTTTCTGTAACGGATTCTATGATTGTTGTTCTCTGAATAACTGTTCGATTTGAAAGACCTGGGCCAATGTAAGATTCTGCGTACTGAAAAGGAAGCGCAGTATTTGTCACCGTTACATTTGGCTTGTTGTTTAGATCTGCACCTGTCCATGTATAATTAGTGCCGTCTATCGTTTGGTTCGTTGTTGACGGAGGAGGGGCCATTGTTGATCCATCCACCGAGATATTCGTGCCGTTAAGCGTATAAGTATGCCCAGAGTTATAGTCAGTGCTGACAATAGTTTCAGTAATATTGGATGTAGTTCTTGTGGTGGAGTTGAGCGATCCTTGCGTGAAGTTCGGGACGACAGGAACAGCATAAGCGGGGGAAAAGTAAAGTAATAATAGCGGTAAAAGCCTTTTCACTACCTGACAGTTACTTCTGTAACTACTGAGCCAATCGCAGATGTTCCAGCTCCACCTGCTGTTATTGTTACTACACCAGCAGAGGTAATTGTACCTGCTAATGTATCTTTTGCACCTGCTGCGGTAGAAGTTACGCTACCAAAATTTCCAACTGTGCCAACAGTAGGAGCAGAGGTTGGTATAGCGTCCGCTTGGGTATAGGACTGACTAAAGGAAAAGGCAGCCCCTGCGGTATCTTGAGTTGCAGCAATAGTCCCTGGAGCGTATACACCAGAGGTGATAGTCCCTACCGATACGGTTGAGGCTGTCGTTCCATCAGTTGTATCTACGTTATTTCCAGAAATGCTGAAAGAGCTACCTATGCGTTCAGCTTGAGTAGCAGCAGCGTTCACATTCAACTGAGTTGATGTTGTGATGCTATGCATCAGATCAGCATGTGCGGGAGCTGCAAATAGAAACAGCAGAGGGACTAATCGCTTCATGTCAATTTGCCTGACTGGGGATCAATTTCTTTACCTGTGATTGGATCGACCTTCACAAGTTCAGCTCCTTCTATTTTAAGGGGTGTAAGAACTCTTATGGTCTGGACTGCCCCTGATTGTTGAGTATTAATTAGTTGTTCAATCTCTTTTTTATTCATAGGCTTTTCATCATCAGATTTATACGTTCCATCACCTCTCTTTTTTGCTGTCTCAAGGCCGAAACTTGCAAGGGCTCCTGTGAAAACACTGGCAATGAAAGTTGGATCTATACGTTCTTGCTGGCCTAATCCTGGAATTTCAACGTAGTTAAGAGTCAGTATAAAACCACTCCATACAACGACTCCCAATCTAACGAAGGTGCTTAATATGACTAGCTGTTCTTCTTTGTCATCTATCTTGTCTTTTAATTTGGCAACAATACCTTTTTTCTTCTCCTCTTTAGGTGGGGTTTTAGGATCTGGCATAAAATGATTGCAATACGCTACTAATCTAAATGAATGAGATTATTGCCGCAATTGTTGGGGCTTGTTTTTCTATGGCCTTGATGACAATCAGCAACATTAGCAATAGGAAGCAAAAGGATACAAGAGAAATATTTGCTCGATTAAATAGACTCGAACAACAGGTTGCTGTATTGATTAATAGTAAAGATGCATGGACTAAGAATCTATGATTGAAGCTCCTTATAAGAACCAAGATGTTAAGTTAAATGGTCTTATTAAAGACTTTATTTGGTTTGACAAAGAATCTTTATCAGAAGATTTTTGTAATCACATCATCAAAAAATTTAATTCAGATCCAGAAATATATGACGGTGTTTGTGGTGAGAATAGGAGTATTCAGAAAGATCATAAACGTACTAAAGATTTGAATATTTCAAGATTTTCTAGGTGGAAGGAGGAAGACACTGTGTTTTATAAAGCATTAGTGAAGGGATTAGATTCCTATGGAAAGCACTTAGAAACTATTCATCATTTGGCAACACCAATTAAGAGTCATCAAATCAAAGATACTGGATATTTAATGCAAAGATATGAACCTGGGGGTTTTTTTGATTGGCATAATGATTGGTCTATTGGACCATCAGGCGCAAGAATTTACACATTCCTTTGGTACTTAAATACCCTTACAGAAGAAGAAGAAGGTTATACAGAATTTGCTGATGGAATAAAGGTACAACCACAGGCAGGGACTTTAATGGTTTTCCCAGCAACATGGACTTATATGCATAGAGGCTTCCCGCCTAAAATAAGAAAATACATTTGCACAGGTTGGATATCAGCGAAACCATGACATATAAGCACGCAACATTTAAGCCAGTTGCTGATACTTGTAATTTTATATGGACTAAGGAAGATTCTTTATCGGAAACTTTTTGTGAACATTTAATCAAGAAGTTTGATGAAGAACCTTTAAAACAAGATGGTGTTCTTGGGACAGATAAAAGAGTTGATAAAGAGATGAAACAGACTAAGGATTTCGTTATGACTAGACATGACCATTGGAAGGAAGAGGATGGCGTTCTTTTTGAAGCCTTAAGAGATGGTGTCGATGGTTATCGTGATTTTTTATCAGGTATTCACAAGAATGTTGTTCTAAATAATTATAAATTTAGTGATACAGGTTATAAATTACAAAGGTATGAACCTGGAGGTTTTTACGATTGGCATCATGACTGGACCATAACAAATGGAGCAACAAGAATTTTTACTTTCATGTGGTATCTAAATACTATTAAAGAAGAAGATGAAGGATATACAGAGTTTGCTGATGGGACAAGATTACAACCAACAAGAGGAACTCTTGTAATGTTTCCCGCTACATGGACTTTCTTGCATCGTGGGTTCCCACCTAAAGTAAGAAAATATATATGTAATGGTTGGATATTCGCTAAGACATAAAAAAACCTTGCCGAATGGGGGATCATGCAAGGTTCTTTTATTGATATATATATTTACAGCCTAAAATTAACAATTAGTTATAGTGCAGGGAAGTGTTAAAAGTACCTATGAAAAGACTACTGAAACCACTGAAGCCTCTTCTGTATGCTTATTTAAGAAGTGATACAGGTAAAAAGACAATATTAAGTCTTTTAAGATCTTTGGCAAAACAAACAAATAACAAGATTGATGATCAAGCAGTTGATTTTGTAGAGGCTAGATTATTCCCAGAGAAAACTACCAAACTACAATGAGTGAATTAGAAAATCGTGCCATGTGTACTGTCATGGGAACAGAGTGGGTTAAAGAACAACAGGCAAGACAAATGCGCATGGATCGTTTATATGTTCTTGATGGGAGGCATAGAAAAGATCATGAGATGCATGGTTTATATACAGGATTAGCAGAGATAGCAGAAGAGCTAGAAAAAGAATTAGATGGATGATTTAGACCTAAGAGATTTCTTCGATGCATTTGATCGCGGCGATCCAATGATGCTTGCTGCTATTTCTGAATTGCAAGCTGAAATTAAGAGAGTTGCACCTGAACTATTGGCAAAAGATGCTAATTGGTTTAGAACTTGGACATGGGGAGGAAAACGTGACCTCCTTACTGGACTTCTAGAACGTAATGGCAGATTCATCTCTCCCTCCTGATCTTTCTTATGTATTGGACTTAGCAAAGCCTCCTACTTTAGAGGAGGAATTAGAGATGGAAACTTCGGTGCGACAGTTACTAGAAACTGATGATATAAATGAATTGAAAAGATCAATAGAAGCTATTTATAGACAGAATTTTCAACAGAGTATTTTTATTGCACAGGCTATGAATAAAATTCACTATTTACTAGCAAAGATTGCTTGTATAGAGAATAAAGTTGTGCAGCCTAAAGAAGCTTGGTGGAGTGAATTATTTAGATGGAAACCTTAATTGTTTTCTGCGTTCACTAACCCAGAACTTTAATTCTTCTATACGTTCTAGCGCACGTTTAATCTCCTCACTATCTGGAGGAATCTGATTAATCCCAAGAGGTGTTTCTTCCTCTGCAATGGTACGTTGTCTTCTAGTCATTTAGAGGGATTAGAGATTGTTGTGCATGTTTAGCTGGACTTTTTAAATCATCCCATTGCACTGAGTAATACCAGAGTTGCGATCCTCTGCGATCTTTATCTTCTATAGGTTTGAGGATTGTGCCATAACGAGGAGATTTGCCGCCTCCAATAGTTCTTTTTTTGACACGATCACCTTGGTGATAACGTTGACCAATTCTTTGAGTGCTAGTAGATGTCATCGTTGTTGAAAGTGGTTGAATCGTTTTGTTCTTTGAGTTTTTTAGCTAGAACTTTCCCTTCTATTCGTCTTTGTACGATATCCTTCCAATTAGCTTCATCTTGTTCTTTGATTTCTGTGTATTCATCTTCTGGAAAATGTTCTTCAAGAAACTTAAATACTAACTCTTTTAAGTGCGCACTTGGCTGTTGACCTAATTCAGCTTCAACGTAATTCACATATAATTTCCCTCTAGAAGGAGGCAATAGAACTTGTAATATATATTTCCCGTCTTTTCTTGGTTGTAAACGACTGCCCATTGCCCCTACTGTTTAATTAACACTACCATATTAGTTAAGAAGTCAATATTCTTCAAACATAGTTTCTCCTGCTAGTTGAGCAAGTATCTTAAGCGATTGAAGGCTGTCTAATTTTCGTTGTGCTTGAAAGATTTTTTTAGAATCATAGGCTGAATCTTGGAGTTCATTAACGACCAAGATATGACATTTACTTATGCGTTCTAAAGGGTCAGCTTTGTATTCATCAGTCTCCATAGCGAATCTTTTGCCAACAATTAATGCAGTCAATTGATTTAACGCTCTTGTGACTTCTACTTCTGTTGTTAGATCTTTTAGATTAATCATTTGTAGTTTGCAGTTGGTTTAAAGAGGGGCGGGCTTATCTGAACAACTTGGAAGAAGGCGTATAATGCACCAGCTTTCGCTGGTTTGAGGTTCCTTCAACTACGCAGCCATAACTCATAATTGTTCTCATTGAATAGCAGAAGATCGAATCCCACCCTGTGTTTCGCCACCTCATCAGAACACATTCGTCAGAGAACGAGCAGTTGTTCTAGACCCAGCAGGGGTCTGTTAATAAACCCGCTAATTCATTATTTAGAAAGGAGGGTTAGTGTCAATCTTTCTTGGACTGATGTTTCCAAAAGATCCATACCCATCTTGTGATTCTTTTCCTTTGCCGTTGATATATACAACAGCTTTTTTCTCTTCTCCATTCTCTTTGCTCCAAACTTTGCCTTGTTTGTGCTTAGAAGTATCAGCTTCTAACGCCATTAAATAGTCACAAAGTCCAGGGATTGATTCAACAGGAATAGCCCAAGACATTGTTTTGGGATACTTTTCTGCATCATCAAATGTGTTGTCGCCTGTAGACCATTTGATTGGATAAGGAAAAGCAGGAACGAATTCAGTTCTTTGATAGTTTGCCATTTGAATTAATTGGATGGTTGATTAGTTTAGAACGATTGTTGTCAGCATTATGTTTTAGTGCTGCTGTTCGTTCTCGTAGTTGATTACATACTTGTTTGGCAGCATGTGCAGCAGCTTCGGGAGTCATCAGGGAGAATCAATTTTCATATCTTCTATGATGCGTTGCACTTCTTGAATGTGCTGCTCAGTTTTAATAAGACCAAACAATCCCAAGTTTCCAGCGACATTTGTATTAGGAAATCGCAGTGCTTTGAATTGCTCTAATACTTCACTCCTTTGATTAGCTGGTAATTGTGCTAATTCATCTTTCAATTTATCTATTGGTGTCTTGGTAAGAGTTGACACCATGTTATTCATTGTTTTTTGACCATTCACTCTTGGGGTACGAGTGATTTTAGGTTGAGGAGGATCCCTTTCAATAACATCTTCTAAGTTCATATCCATATCAGGCTCTAATCCTAGAATCATCTTTAATGCATATCGTCGGGAATAAGTGGTTATGCCACCCCATTCATGCATGATGTCTTTCTTTGGACTTTTCCCTAAAGGATCTCTCACAGGTAATCGACTTCTTACTAATGCGCCACCTTCATGGGCAAGGGTTGTAACAATAATCGTCCGTCCTTCTTCAAAATCATAAATTTGATTCTGAACTAAACCGACCTTATGTAAGGCAGGATTTACGACAGACAAAAACCTTTCTAAAGGTGTGTATTTGTAACCGTATCCTTCTTTGTCTTTAGCAATCGAAGGACAGGTCTTTTGAAATTCAATTAAAGCTTTAATCAGCTTTTGTTCAGGAGTTAATTCTTCCTTGGGTTTTGGTTGGTTTGGCATAGCATGCGCCTTTGAACTCTTTTATTGTAGACTAATAACTTAGAAGTATCAAGGTAGTTTAGTAATCTTAATATTTGCTCCTACATGTTCACCTTCCATTGCATATCGTTTCTTTGCATCTACTTCAACTATCAAAGAATCATCTTTCAATACTGTGCCTCCACTCCTAATAGCTAATCCATCAAACGTAGATCTCAACAGCTTATCTAAGTCACCAAGATTATTACTTGTTGCATACATTGGTGCAGAAGGTTTTAACTTACCAGCATTTTTTCCTGTCCCATAATGTCCTTTAGGTCTTGAAAATATAAATTCAACTGTAACCTTAACAGCACTAGCAATTGGTTCACCTTGATAATACTCAAGGGCTGCGTGTCTCACGTCTTGCCTCCAAGGTGCAACCTTCTTAGAAGATTCAACTAAGATCCCTCGACCTACATGTTTTTTACTACCTTGAGCAGCAGGAATTCCTAGGACTGGAATAAAAATTTCATTCATCAGTTGCGACTTAACCAACTGAGAGATAGATTCCTCGTGTCAGCATCTACTTTCCAGCGTCTAGTATCTACCTCCCAGCACCTAGCGTCACTAAGAATATCGGCAATAGCTACTAAAGCTATTTCATCACTGCTAGATAACTGAACCAGATTGTCATATTCTTTTGGAGGCTCACTATTAACTAATACTCTGTCTTTAGGATGTTTATAACCCCAGAATTGACCAGAAGTTTTATAGATAGGAAGATTGCACAAAGCAACCTTAATCATCTCTGCTCCACAATGAGTTAATACAAGATTGACATCGAAGCCATCAAATTCTAAATGATAGGTTTTCGTATCTTCATCCAAGTACAAATTACGAGCAGGAAATAGTGGTTTTGTCATGTAAAAAGAAAGTTGTTAATTAGCATCCATATTTTTAGCAAGATTATCAGAAAGGAACCCCCTGTTTTTCTAAGAATCTATCCCATGCTTCATGCCATGCATTAAGACATTCATCTACAGGTTGATCATCTCCAATTGTTGTTTTTCCAGGTTTAGCCCAAATTGTTTTACACACATCAACTTCTAATCCATGATGTTTCTTTAATGCCTCCACATAACTTCCTAGTTGTGCATTAGTTGAATAGGTTCTGCCTGATTTACTTTGCGACTTAAGATCAATCAGCATAAGTCGATCAGATTCGTGATCATAACCAAGCAAATCTAATTGACCGCCTACAGATTTCTCTACATCTGCCACCATATATTCGACTGCCCACGGTTCCAGTTGTTCAAAGAATGGATGACTTAATAACGGTTCAACCCATTCACTAAAGTCACCTGCATCAGCAGGTTCATTCCCTAACATTTTTGTTTCTAGGCAATGATGAACAGTCTTGCCCCTAATCTCCCATCCATTCGGGCCATGCCTATAGCGTTCAATGTTAGCTAAAGCTTCTGGAGTTTTATTATTACAACACTCAGTAGTGCTGTAATTTAGCCATTCATTAGTAGGTTCCCAGAAGTACTTATGTTTTTCCTCATCACGATATATAGGGAGAGGTTCAAGAGTTAAATGCGACCAAGCATTTTGTCTGGTTAACGCATTGCAGTGCTTCCACTTAGCAAAAGGATTCATTTTTTCCATCTAGGCAATTCTTCTTGTAGATCTATTTTTCTATTAGGATGATTTAATATCTTTTCTTGTCGATATAATTTATTTCTGTATTTCGTTGCCAATTCAGAACCTTTCTCTAATTTACGACCTCCTCTGCACTTGTGATGTGGCTCAAAAACATCGGCAAAAGCATCAATTAAATCGCTGACAACATTTTCTCCATAAAGGTTTAGATTTTTACCTCTTATTTGATAAATCCAAAAAAGCATATCTCCAGCATGATCAATATCTTTCAAGTCAATGGCATAAAAAGGTTCTTCATGTGTCCAATTAGTAGCATGATTACTAGGTAATAAGTCTAGATATAAGCCTTTTTTATCAAAATGCCAATCCCCCCATGAAATAGAGGCTTGCTCTTCGTAAATAACCGAAACATTCCACCAAATACTTTCATATTTACACCCACCCCTTTCCTCATGTCTTTTTCTTTCGATTCTCATTTTCTCAGCCCATTCTTCATGTGAAAGAAGAATGTATTTTGTTTCTTGTGTTTTTGTTTTTGTCATTGTTTTAAATTAATTGGTTAGTTAGTTAGTAGGGAAATCTAAGGATTCATTTCTTAAAAGCCCCTGCTCCTAGGTACATGTATGCCTTGATCCATTCATCAAGTTCTTTTTCAGATTTAGAACTGATGTAATCCTCTATGCAAGCAGCAGTGAGATCTTTTTGAGCTAAGACATTATCGATAATAGTTTCACGAAAATGCCCTCTAGTCCATGTGTTTTTCATTGTTTTTCCTCCAAGCGATCTAGTCTTCTTTGCAATGAATTTATTAATGAAGTAAGTACCAAGACATTTGAATTCAATGATTTAACATACTCTCCGAGTTGCACAATTGTGTCTTGTTGTTTTTGACTTACGTCGCTGGTATGAACAGTAAGATCAGAAAGCATTTCTAATAATGCCTCCTCTATCTTTCCTTCATTAGCTAATTCAGCCCATTTAGCTGCCTTAGCTTCTCCAAGCCTTTCTTGTAAGACATTGAGATCTTTTTCTTGAAATTGTTTCATTGGTTTTGATTAGTTGGTAGGTCTTTAGGGTCGATTACTTCGACCTTTTCTTCAAATGAAGGAGTTAATTTCTCCCTAATTTGATCTTGAGTTAATCCCCTGAATTCCTCCAGAGGATTTTTATATACACGAGTCCACATGATCCCTGCTTTATAACAAGCAGGATGTTTTTCCCATGTTTCTCTTGCGTGTTTAACTCCTATTGGTTCTGTATCGAAATCTTCAACAGTCCACATAGGGATATCGGGATTAGCAGGATTAGGTTTAAGTAATCCATCAATCAAGATCCTTCTTGCAGCAGCAGGATTAAAGGCTTTTTCCATTACAATTGTTCTTTAGCTGTTTGAACCAAATCAATAGCCTTTGTTATTTTCGTCTTTTTCTTTGCCATAAGTTTTAATTGTTGCAAAGAATAAGTTGCTTCATCTAGTCGTTTTTCCGCAGCTCTTTTTGCAGAATCAAAAAGATCAAAATCTTGGACAACAGTTTGAGCGGGTAAATAGGCTTTTTTAGTTTGAACGTGAATGAATACAGGTTCCGTATTCCCTTCAGGTTTTATAACTTCGATAGAACGAATTAAAACTCTGGCTTGAGAGTGTCGATAATTTTCCGCTGCCTTTTCATCATCCCATTCAAAGACGTTATGTAATGGTGAATCAATAGGTCTAGCTTCATCAACGACAATATCCGGTGTGACTTTGCCGTGACATTGTTGAATCCGTTCTAGCTCTTCGCCAGCATCTTGAGCTTTAACGCCACCTTGGACGTAAGCAGTTTTTTTGTAAACGTAGTTGTTCATAAGAAAAATAGTAAATGAATAAGTGAAATTAAACCGTTCCTGCTATTCCTTGCGTTACCAATCCTCGTCTCGCCCGTCCTTCCTGGCCCTCCTCTCCGTGCCATTCGCCGCCTGCATCTCCTTGCCTTCGCTTTCCGAGCGTTACCAGTCCTCGCCTGCCGTGCTAAACCCCGCCTCACAATGCCATCCTCTCCGTACCTTGCCTGCAATTCCGTGCCTTCGCTTTCCGACCCCTCCGTGCCGCCCCCTCCACTTCGTTCCATGCCTGCCGTGATAAACCGTGCCCCGATTCACCAGACCATAACCCTCCTTCCACACGCTGACTCACCATGCCTGCAATTCCAAGCCCCTCGCCTCCTTTCCAGATCGTACCCTCCCCGCATTGCCTGCTGTGCCTTATCGGGCCATACCTCGTCCAACCCCGCTAGTCCATATCTTCCCCATCCTCGCCTGCCGTGCCTATCAGTCCCCCCCACTCCTACCCCGCATTGCCTGCCGTAACCCTCCTTACTAAACCGTTCTCCGTCAGAACTTGCCTCGCCTGCCTTCCTGTCCCATCCTGACCGCACCCGTCCGCTCCTGACTTTCCATCCTGACCTCTCCTGTCCTGCGTTTCCTTATCAGTCCTGACCAGTCCCCGCCCCCCTCTCCGTGCCATGCCTGCCGTGCCAGCTATATATATCAAACGATTTCAAATAATCCGAAACCTATACCCGCAGATTGTTTTGAATCAGGTCTTCCTTCTCCAATTCCTACCTGCATCCCAACTCGTGAAATTAAATTCACAATATCGGCATCAGACAACATGCCTGCGTCATAACGGATGTTTAATTTAGCTCCCCATTTTTTATACATTGGTCTACTTCTTAAATCAATCACACCAGTAGCGTTACGAGTAGGTGCAACCCATTGCTCTGGTTCACCGTCAAGAATCCTGACAAGTGGTGCGTTGTCAGCCATATCCCAACCGTCTTCAATAACGCTGAAAGCTAGTTTTGCATGAGTCATTTTGAATCCGACTGCACGACAAGCACTAATTGCACCATTTCTAAATGCAGCGGCATGAATACCGTCCCATCCTTGAATTGATTTGTGCTTTGCACCTTCGTATAAAGCCTCGAAGTCTTTTGCAGTACGAACTTTTTTAGCTCTTGATGTACTTCCTGCCTCTTGAGTTGCTCTCATCTCTTCCATTGCTTTTTGACTAAAGCGATTAATGACAAGAGGTGAAGTGCCTTTCAACCTGATTGATATATGCCTGAAATCAGGTGGAGTGATAGCAACTGCTGTTGTTGCTGGTTTTGTTTTAGTAGCCATTGTTTTGTGTAGTTTGTTGTTGTAAATAAGGGTTGTCCACGACAAGAAAACTTTCGTGGTTATCCCTCTTAATCTCCGTATATATCAGAAGCCTTAAAGACATTCTGAGCAGGATGATTTGTTACTGGTTCCTTATCAGCGTTCTTAGGCCTTCCAAACATCTCGTACTTCTTCAAAGTAATACTTGACCATTTACAGGCTGCGCCTTCTTCTAGCTGCTCTCTGACGACTTGCAGGCCGTATTTCTTTTTAATTCCTAAAAGTCCATAGTCTCCTGTCAAAAGATTGAAAGCTAATTCACTACGTTCTCCTTTCTTTGCCTTCCAAAACTTAATGATTAGATCTTGACAAGGCTTCAATTCGTCATCTATTACTTTCTCTTTATCAAGATCTTTATATGAAAGATTTTTTGTTTTTGTTTTCTCCTTATATATATTCTTCTCTATACTATTAGGTAAAACCTCTCTCCTTTCTTCCTTCTTTTTTTCTTCCTTGTCGGTCGGTTTTCCCAGTCTACCATATGGGTCAAGCCCCAAATGGAAGTTAAGACCTATGCTAACGAGGTAATTCACCCAAGTAGTAGTCTCTGTAAAGACTTCTGGTCTTACGGCCTCTAATTCTTGAAAGAGTTTTGGTCTTATTTTGATTGGTTTAGAGTCATTCATGTGTATCTGATATATAATTGAAGTATACATGAAGTACACTTAGAGTAAATATATATATATTGGTCATTCATAAAGTTGTAACATTAGCGATATATCGTCTGTTCTATTAACCAATCATATTTATCGACCTTTTTCTGACAAAATCTACAATCTAAGTCTGTCCAACTCAAGTGATATATACGCCTATTAAGCTGATCACAATGAGGACATTTTATATACTTACCCGCACGACCTGCCTTAGTCCTACGGGTAATTGGTTCATAAGAACGATAATTGTGTTTTGCCATTAGACTTGTTCCTTTTTTTGTAGCTTGGGTTTTTATCGAATTGATGCCATTCATCAGTAGGACTATCAATCCAATATCTTTGACCATTCATTAGCTTAAATCGTCTTAAGCCTTGACCTGAACCATTCATTACCTTATTCATCTTCTTCTAACTCCACAGTTTTGAAATCCATAACTATTCCAAATTCTCTTTTATAAATACGCTCAAATTCTATCTCGCCTGAATATTCATGTTCCTCCATATTGGTGTAAGTAAATTCGATTACATCATCATCAGAGACGTTATGCTCCTTCCAGATCTCTTTTAATAGACCTACTGTGATTGGTGGAATATCATACATCTTCAAATTCCTCCTCTGTGTATTCAATAGGTTCGTCTAGCATTTTATCGCTCTCCTCATCTATCTTTACTACATCATCAAACTGCCAGTCCTGACTATCTAAGACAAAATTACCTCCATCAATTTCTCTAGCTTTTCTCCATACCTCATCATATTCAACTGAAGCAGGCACTTTTATCCAGCACTTCAATACTTCCATTGAAGTGGCTGTAACTTGATAGTATTTAAAATCTTTAGTCATTAGCCCGCCTCGATGGTAGTAG